TTTACAAATTGAAAGGTAAGCTATGACTATTAAGACAAGAGCAGTCGTAACACTAAAAGATTTTTTGCGAACAACTATTAAAGATCGAAATATGTTCGATAGCGTCACCTCTGCTTCTATCGAATTGGGAATGACTCCCGCTAGTTTTAAGCAGAGACTCATTACAGAAAAGAAACGTTATCCGGCCTTGTATGCTGACTGGGAGCCGTATCTCAGCGATCAACGACGCGTCCCTACTCCAGAGGAGGCCGCAGAATTGTTAGCAGCACTCTAGAGTAAGGAGATACAACTTGGTAGGATATCTATTGATGACAATCGTTATAGGCGTTGTATGTATATTATGGATAGTTGAAAATACAGAGTAGCTCTCTGTAAGGATGGTGGCCGAATACCCCAGCCAGCTAGAGGGGGTAAGGCACACCGACCACGGGCGATAGGGCCGACTGGCTTAACCTGTGGGAGGTGGTACAAAGTAGGGAAACCCCGAAAGGGGTAGACGTATCTAGCCCCGAAACGTTGCAGGTAATACATAAATCCTGCCCATCCATTTTTTATTTTTCTTAAAGCCTTACGTGGTAAGGACTTAGGGCTTCGCAGCCCCGCCCCGCCCGACGTAACCCCTTTCATACCAACGACTTACGACGATTCTATTTTTCTTAAAGTTTAGGGGTTGACTTGGACGATATATATAGTATAATGAAAGGACAACCAACGCAAAGGAGAAACTCAAATGATTGAAACTGGAATGATGGAAATGAATGTTGCCTGTAATGTGTGTAACGATAGCGTTACGCTTACGGTAAACCCTGTCGATGTCATTCAATGGCAACGGGGGAAATTTATTCAAGACGCTATGCCATATCTCGACGCTGACGAACGTGAACTTTTAATCAGTAATACGTGCGGTACGTGTTTTGAAAAAATGTTCGGAGATGACTGCGAGTGGGCTTGACATTACCACATTTTGTGGTATAATTAAAGAGTGTTAAACAATTTTGTTTTTTTGAAAGGATGATGACTATGAGTCATGAAGTTGAAAGAATGGTTTTTGCTGGTGCTACCCCTTGGCATGGTTTGGGAACCGAGATCGACGACGCTACCAATTTTTGGGATGCGTTTGAATTGGCTGGGTTAAATTGGAATGTTAAAACCGAACCTCTCTACCGTAAGGATGGAAGCGAAGTAAAAGCTCAGGCATCGGTTCGAGAATCTGACGATAGGGTGTTGGGTGTTGTTGGTCCTCGTTGGACCCCGTTGCAAAACCGTGAAGCGTTTGAAGTGTTTGAGCCGCTGATTGATTCTGGTGATTTGCGATTGCATACTGCCGGTTCATTGCGTGGCGGTGAGCGTGTTTGGGTTCTCTGTCAGTTGGGTCTTGAGAATACCGAGATTGTGCCAAATGATGAGATTGCAAAGTTTGCTTTGCTCTCTAATGGGCATGATGGAAAGTTGGCAGTTCACTTCGGATTTACGCCGATTAGGGTTGTTTGTGCCAATACTGAGTCTATGGCGCGAGAGTGTAAAGCCTCGAATTTGATTCGGGTACGGCATCACCGCTTTGTCAAAAATAATGTCGAAAAATTGCGTGACATTATGAATCTGGCAGATCAGGAATTTGAAGCAACTGCGGATCAGTACCGCTTCTTAGCTTCAAAGCAGATCAACTCTGCTGACCTCAACAAGTACGTTAAGATCGTTCTGGACGTACACGAGCAGAAAGAAGATGAGCTATCAACCCGAACGAAAAATATCATCGGGAAGGTGGAAGAATTCTTTCTGTTTGGTAAGGGTAATGATCTGCCGGGAGTTAATGGAACTTACTGGGCCGCTTATAATGGGGTTACTGAGTACCTCAATTATGAGAAAGGCCGTAACAGTGAGAACCGTATGGACTCGCTTTGGTTTGGGCAGAATGGCAACCTTAGCCAAAAAGCCCTAGCTACGGCGGTTGCGCTGGCTGCATAATAAAAAAGGAAAATTCCTTTCACCCTCATGCCTAATCACCTAATGTGGTGACGCATGGGGGTTTTTTTATTGAATAATTTAAATCGACGTAACCCCTTGCTACCAAACGACTTACGACTTCGCGGCCCCGCCCGCATCGCCCTAAGTTGTTGATATATATAGACTTACGGCGATTTTACAGTGCAAATATCATGCCAAACTGTAAGTTGTTACTACATAAAGACTTATGGAGATTTTCTCAAGTTTAGGGGTTGATTCTGACGATGTATACTGTATAATGAACGTAAGTGCTTACGGTGTATAGACTTATGTAAAAACTCAGAAAAATAAAGAAAAAACCCAGAGAAAGTAGGGGCGTCTTGCCCCTTCTAGACTCTTGTAGTCTGAGATAGTCAATAGCACGCGAGTTTTTATAATGTTTTTAATAGTCAATAATTTTTCCTTCCCACGGAGGGATGTCTTTTCCTAATTAGCTCAATGAGTCTATGATAGTCTATAGCACGCGAGTTTTAATAAAGGAGTAATAACATGAATCAAACACTAGAAAAAGCAGCTAAAAGTAAAGTACAGAAGAAGAAAGAGATCGATAGTTCTTTACAAGAAAAATTAGTCCGTGAAGAAGTTCTAACAAAATTAGGCACAATTAAAGACTTCTACAAGATAGAGGCATCTAACGTTTACTATAACAGATGGAGAGTAAATGTCTGGATAAAAAAATGGGAAGAAGAAATGTATGGTCCCAGCTATAATATAAAATATAGTTACTTTTGTACAGTACAAGACAATTGTATTGCAGATTCAGATCCAGAAATTATCCCCTAAATATACTAATTGGGGGTATACTATCTTAGAGAGATATGCTAGCACCAGAAAAAAATCAAAAATATTGTGACCGGATTAGTCTGGGCGGCAACTAATATTGAAAGGGGTAAGATATGAAACATTACATATGTATTTTAATTGTTGTTATTGGCACAGCGCTAGGATTTGCTATTGGTAATAGCTCATCTGCTCAATCTTGTCAATGTGATGAAGATTGTAAATGTTGTGCTTCTTGTTCCTGTTCTCATGGAGAAGTTTAATGGTAAATAAGATTCAAGCGTTGGTTACATCTCGTCGGTTTTGGGTTGCAGTTGGCGGCGTTACCTTTGTAGGCTTTGATGTATTGGGATTGGGCCTTAGCCAAGATCAAGCTCAGAACGTAACTATTGTACTAGCCAGTTGGATATTCGGAGATTCTATCCGAGGGACTGTCTAAACAAAACTTTTCTTAGCATCTTCTCTTACATCTGGTGGGAAAACTTTCAAAGATAATAAGAGAAATAAACTTGCAGTTAAATAAAGCGGGGTGGCTAAAATAATTCTAATATATCGTAGCATTGTATTATCCCTTATAGCTCCTTAAGAGTCTGTGATAGTCTATAGCACGCGAGTTCTAAAAAAAAATTCCCACCAACCACCCCGCTAAACTGTAAAGTCTGCGGCAACTTTAAAAACTTTCCAAAGATTTTATAGAGCATTTATAAAACCTAGAGTTTTGCTCGTACCTTATATTAAAGCAATATAAAGAATACAACCCCATAGGAAAGTCATGTACTAAATAAGTCTATTTTTGCTCTTGCATAAATTTTAGATAAGAAATAGTAAACTTACACTAGGCTTTTATGAACCTCTGTTTTTGATCTAACTTAATTTTAAGAGTAAGGAAACAGTAACCTTATCTTATATGGTAGTTAAGAAACCATCCGCTTTTGGATCTACTTGAATCTAGATTATGAAGCGGTAACATATCTAAATTAATTCAAGTTTAATGTACTAAATAAAGGGGAGCAGTGCTAAGGTGTGTTTGTATTATATATATAAAATTTAACACTTTAAACACTGTCCCCTAAACTTAAGAACTTCCTTATATATTATACTTTAGGATCTCCCCCGTATTAAAGCTGCCATACAGTTAAATCCAGAGAATAATGTAAACATAATTATCTTTTCTTGGAAAGTAAATGTGTCAAAGCTATAGAAGAAACAAACAACACATATATAAAACAATATCAAATATAACACACTTCCTACATGTTCCATTTCGTCCTCCCATATCTTGTATATTACTCTTGTACTTAAGTATACATCCGGCGAAACAGGTTTTAGGCAAAAAAATTCCAAAAAAGTCAAAATACTTTAAGTTTCAATAACTTTGCCGTATGTTTATTATCTTTTTATTTTAGGGGTTGACATCAATCTACTTAGAAGTATAATAGTATATGGGGATAGGTTCCCAAGGAGTACCAAACTTGAGCAGTTTATGCGGGAAAGGAACCCAAAATTCAATAAAATTAAAAGAAAAGTCTACTTTCTTTGTGGAAAGGTGGTACAAATATGCCTTTTCCTGTATACAGACATACTAAAATGACCCATCTCTCTTACTTGTATGATGGAATACTATACAATAGTGTATTATTTTTATGTATAGTTCTTACTATGATATCTTTAGTTGGAATGTTTAATGTTATATGTGGGATAAAAGGAATATATAGATATATAAATAAATAAAAGGTAATTAAATATAAATTAAAATGAATAGAGTATACGGAATAGGACTACCAAGAACTGGAACTGCTAGTCTAGCAGAAGCACTCAAAAAACTAGGCCATACCACTAGACACTTTTGTGTTCTACATGATACAGAGGAATTTCAATATGATAATAAAGATATTGTAGCCTATATTGATAACTCATTTTATAAGAAATACAAAACAATAACCAAAGATATTCTCCTAAACAAATACAAAGATTCGTTATTTATTTTAACTACTAGAGATCTAGAGGACTGGAGAAAGTCTATGTCTAGATTTCATAGTATATCAAAAGATCTACCTAATGTAAACATTTATGAACAACTAATTAAAGCCACTTTTAGATCGATTGGTAAAGAAAATCATTTATTGATTATTAATATCTTTGAAGATTCTAAATGTGTAGAAAAGATATGTAATTTTATAGGTGTGGAACATCAAAACTTAGAATTTCCACATATAAAGAAAGAACACGAAATTGATCTTGATAGTATACTGGAAAAACGAGTAGTATTAACAAATATTTAAAACTCTAGAGGTATAGTTATGAGATGGGTAGACTTAGCAAAGAAATTTCTAGGAGCAATAGCATCTAAAGACATTATGACTGTACAACCACTGTTAAATGACAAGGTTAAATTAACCAGTTGGTCATGTGATGTCGCAACTAAACATGCAACAATGGTAGCTTTACAAAACTTCTTTGATTTTGTAGACAATATTAAAATCCAAATTATTAATACTGCTTATCGTAATAAATACGTATGTATGGAATGTGAAATGTACTATGAAATAACTACAAAAAAAGACAAAATACAAGAAATAATTTCACCTGTAGTATACATCCTAGAATTTGATGACTGGAGTAAAATCAAACTTATTAGAATCTATAGAATGAAAAACGGAGAAACATAATGATTACTTTAACTAGTACTGCTATCACTCAAGTAAAAAAGGTTCTCGAAACAACTCCTGAATGTGATGAAAAAACTTACTTGAGAGTGGCTATAGAAGGAGGGGGTTGTTCAGGATTTAGTTATAATCTTGGCTTCATAGAACAGACGGGTTACGATCCAAAACAAGATTCTAAATATGAACAGGATGGAATAACTATTGTTGTGGATAAGAAATCTGATTTGTATATAGATGGCACTACTATAGACTGGTACGATGATCTAGTCAAGAGTGGTTTTAAGTTTATAAATCCTAATGCACAAAAAACTTGTGGATGTGGAAGTAGTTTTAGTGCATAAAAAAGGCATGACATTATTAGAGGTTTTAATTTCACTGGGAATTATTACCATAGGCTTATTAAGCGTGGCATCTCTGTTCACTGTAGGGGCATCTTACATGCGTCAGGGGGAGATACAAGATCGGGCAGCAATCGTTGCACAAGAAGCATTTCATGACATAGTAGCGTATAGATTGCTTGATCCTACTAAATGGATAATGTATAATGAAGATGAGGGGATGTTTAATCAGTCTGTAACTGAGACTATTAAGTATCTACATATAACAGACCAAGAACATAAGATAGAACGGATTGTTGGATCTGTCTTTGTCCTTGATCCT